TTTCGTGCAGATTGTTGGTTGAATTGTCCACCTTCATTAACTAATAATGTACTAGTAGATACTTCGGATGAACTTTCTTCTGCTAAAAATTGTTTTAATTTCTTGCCGTTTTTGTAAAGCGTACCCTTGATTCGTATAACTACTTCAGTTTCGTCTGAATGAAAAACTGATATATTTTTTTTGGTTGTTAGAATATCGAAGAAAACGATTTCTGTTTTAAGAACGATTGTGTTCTCATCTATGGTTTCCATCAAAGGATGGTTCTCTTGTACTAATTCTTGTAGGATGTTTTTTACACCAAAAGCCAGGTTTTTGTTGCCGGTTAAAGGTCCTATCTGAACACTATTAACAACTTTTTCAACAAAAACTGGCTCTGTATTTTGTGCCATACCCATAATAGGTAATAGCACCAACAATATTGATGTAATTAGTCTCATAATTTCTCCCATAAATAAATATAGGAGAAATCATAAAACGATATTAAATTTTAAGTTTTAAGGAAGTGATTTCCTTTTCGGATGTTCCGTATTTTTGGCAAAGGTTTAGTATTTCACCCTTCCCATTTTTGGTAGAATATAAAATATCCAAATATTCTTCGGCTTGCAATGTAGATACCTGATTATCTTTTGCTACTAATTCAATTAACCATTTTTCATAATCAGCAGATTTCTTACCCTTCATATATTTTAGATAATATTTTTTCTTTGGTATTACATCTATCATAACTTTGTAGAATTGTTCAGCCTCTAATGTTTCAACCAATGGTTGTATTTCAGCCAAAAATTCTACAAATTCATAATTCATTGATAAGTAACGGAAGATAAGATAATTAGTCCAAGTCTTTTTATCTTCTACCGATATTGTATTAAAATAATTAGGGTATTGCTTCTCCGTTACTGCCGATATGTGGTCAAATAAGCCCAAGCGGATTTTTTCCTTCGCCATTTTCTTTTGGTTTTCTTAATTCAGGTTGTAACAACTCTTCTAATGGTTCTCCACATTCTACACATAAATAGATTTCAAATGGGATAATCTCATCCGATGCTGCTCCTGTGAGTAACTTACTCATCTTTTTAAACTTATACCCAATTGCAAAAGTATCACCTCCACAATTCCCACAAGCCATATCCTTTGCTTGTGATATATTTGGTTTTCCTAAATTACCACCTATCATCGTATCACCATTAAAACTTCTTGCTCTCGCAATAAAATATAATCTTTACCAGCCAATTTAATAGTTTGTGTATCGTAACTATTATGTGGTAGTAATACTTTATTACCAACCTCCAATGTCATAGGGATACGAGTTCCGTTTTGTGTAAATACACCAGGCCCTACTGATATTACTTTACCCAATTTGTTTTCACCATATTGTGCGGTTTCTGGTAGGATAATACCACCTACTGTTTTTTCCTGCTTTTCAATCTCAATTAAAACTCTATCACCGATAGGCTTTGCTGTTTCTGTGTTTTCCATAATTTATTTTTTAATAATTCCAATTATACCTATAACTCCTGCCATAAAGCAGATTTCTTTATCTACTACCATAGAATCTCTATATTGAGCTTCTGCTAATGATAGAATCACACTAGCCGTATTACCAGCTGCATAATCATCTACCTTTTCATACAAATATGCATATAACTCCGTAAAATCATTTAATCTGTTATCCAATACCAATTGTCTAATATTTAAATATGTATTACGTTTATCATCACTAGCTTTTAAATAATCAACTAATTTGGATTTAACATCCGATTGAATTAAAGTTTGAGTATCAATTTTTAATTCACCTTTCGATGATTGTAGTTGGCAAGTATTTATAACCCTACGAATATCAGGATAATACTGATTGATAATTTCTGCCAAATTTTTAATATCAAACGTAATGCCCTCTTTGGTTAATACATTACTAACATGAACTGCAACATCCTTCTTTGATGGTGGGATTACTGCAAATGTTTGACATCTAGAAATAATTGGTTCAATAATCTTTTCGTGGTAGTTACACGTTAAGATAAAACGACAATGTGCACTAAACGTTTCCATTACATTACGAAGAATCGCCTGGCCATTTGGTGTTAAATAATCCGCCTCATCTAAAATAATAATCTTATAACCACCAAAACCAACACCACTTGCAAAGTTTTTAATTTTAACACGTAGAGTTTCTACACCATTTTCATCCGATGCGTTGATAATCATAAAGTCACATTTAATTGTGTTTGCTATGATTTTGGCTAATGTAGTTTTACCAGTACCAGCTTTACCATAAAGTAATAGATGTGGAATATCATTTCTTTCTAAATAACCCTCTACCTTTTCTTTTAATAAATCATTACCAATATATTCATTCAATACCTTTGGACGATATTTTTCAACCCATAAACTATGAGTGGATTCTACATTATTTACTTTTTCTGTTTCAAAAAATGCCATTATATTTTATTGTTTATCTGTTAGTTTATTATGCAATAGTTGTAACATAACATCATTGTTTTTTGATAACTCACCACAACGATTTATAGCCATAACCTCTCTTTCTTGTCTGAACTCTTCATTATCCAATAACTTATCCAACATCTCAAATAAATCTTTTTTGAATTTGAAGAACATACCATCAGGCTCAATTTCTCTATAACAATCTGATTCCTGATATATCATTGGTGTACCATTCATCATACAATCCGTAGCTGCTACACTCCACCCATAATTGGTTTGTCTCATTTGGATACCAACTAAACATCTTTGTAATCTATTATAGTATTCGTGCTTTGGTACTTTTGTATTATCAATCCAACTATGTTCGGGTGTACCATCTAATTGAGGCACCCATACATTGAAATCTTGTCTTTGTCCTCTATACTCTTCCATTAGTTTAATGAAAGTTGGATACCCTTTATAAGCTGCTGCTCTGTGATTGAATACAATAGTTTTGGTTTTTTCTGTGGATGGTGTTAGAATTATTTTAGTATTATCTATACCAAGATTCCATACTGTAAGAATTTTATCCAAATTACCTACAAACCCATCACTATACCAAGCACTAGCTTCTTCCAATACCCTATTCTTTTGGTCTTGTGTATTTAAGAAGCAAGTATCCATTTGAGATACACCTAATAATTCTATGGGCATCCATCTCCATTTGTTCTTTCTATCCTCTGCGTTGCACGATTTCATTTCCCACCAATGTGCGTAACCAATGATTTTAGTATCAAATGAGTTTTTGTATCTACCCACTTGCGGCCAATCTGGTAAATGGGAATAAATTACATCGTATTCAACATTCTCCAACACTTTATTCATATCAGGTGGATATGTACGCATCTTTATCATATCACCAGAGAATGGTAGTATATGCTGCTTAACATTTAATAAGTTAAGCTTTTGTACGGGTTTAGGTAATATGATATTCCAAAAGTATTCTCCATAGTTTTCTAACCCCTTAATGTGATTGTAAATTACATCCACAAAAGAGTCTTTTTCTATATTGCTGGAGTTAGTGATATTTGGTATCACCAATACCTTTCTAGCTTTATTACTTATTTGTCCTTCCCAAAATTGCATCTTACCTTCCTACCTCTGATAAATAAAGTTCTTTCATTTTCTCCCAACTAATACCAATTGCATCTACATAAAATAGAACCTCTGGCTTAATCTTACCCTCATCGTATAATTTAATGTAACGATTTTTGGCTTTCTTTTTCCACCAATCCATTGTGTATTGAATACCATTCTTAAACTTATCCTTCAATACCAATTCCTCTTCGGTAATTTTATCACATAGAAACTCATGACCATTCTCATACATTTGTGCAAAATACACACCTCTTTGGAATCCGTGGTCATAAGCATCTGATTTAATTCCCAACTCTTTATAGATTGATTGAATAATCTTTTGCTTAATACCACTTACAGGTCCATTCTTTTCATAACCCATACTAGCACCATTCCTTTCACGTTCTTGTGTGATATTTTTACTATACCATTCTGAACGATTTTCTTTAATCCATTGATGCCAAGGGTCATAAACCGAATCATCTGGCTTTGTAGAAATTTTACCTTTAGATTCGCCTAATGTTTTGAAATGTGGGATACCATTATATTGTGAGTGAATACCATACAGGGATGTTGTACCTATACCAACTAATGGATTACTATACTTGCGTTTCCAATAATCCCGTATCTCCGGTGCGGTTGCTAATGCTGCGATTAGTTTACCACCCAAAAAATTGTAACCAAATGGTTGTGTTGATACGATGGTAGTTGCAATAGCAGTACAATTCAATTTACCCTTCTTAAACTTATCATCTTTACTCCAACCGATATATGCATCTCTAACTCCCAAAGATGTAATATCAGAACCTAAACAAATCTGCCCTAATATCTTACCACTCGTTCTATCTTTGGCGTAAATCTTAACATTACGACCTGGGTTAGCTGAAAACTCCATCGTATGGATAAGTCTACGAATATCCGTCCATCGAGTTGATTGCTTTGGGTCATCTTCAACAATTTCCACATAAGGGTCTAACTCATCTAATTCTTTCAGAGTTAGCTCCTTATTGTATATATCAGTTGGTCTCCACAACACATCGTAGTATTGACCTAAATATGATTTTTTAGGAAACGTTGTCTTTAAGTCCGCATTCCATTCCATCCACTTTTTGTATAGTGTTTGTTCTTCAACGGACATTTCTTTAAGATAATCCAAGTTCTCAATGAACTTACGTTTCATCTCATCGTAATTAAAAACCTCCTTTGGTTCTTCGGTATCCCAAAATTTCATATATGTAATTTATTATGCTCCAGCTTGAACTTCAACTAAATAGTATTTTGATGTAAAGTCATCAATTTGGAATGCAACGTGTGCTAATCCTTGTGTTGAAATTTGTAATTTAGCTGAATTTGCATCTTTGTTTGCTACCAATACCTCTTTAAGATATTTAGCGGAAAATGAAATTGCTTTAACTTCTGCACCATACGATGAATGTACAGTGTATGTAATTCGGTTAGAGTTTACATTTGAGTAACCCAACACCAAATTTAAATCACCCTTCTCTGTAAGAATTGTAAATGTATCTACATCCGATAATGCGTTTTTACCTTTGATAAAACGGTCAATGAATGCATTATCTAATTCAATTTGAATATCAAAATCAGGCAATGATTTCAAATCAGGTACCGCTGGAATAACTGCTAATTCAGCCAACTGATAGTTTACCTTTGTCTTGTCACTTTTGATGTTTAATGAAATACTCTTTTCTTCCATCTTACCAACCTCCAATTCAATATCATCACCCATTACAGATAACATACGATTTAGATTTGATGTAGTGTAAACACCCAACTCTGCGGTATCAAATGTGAAATTTGCCAATTCAACCTCACCTAATAAGGTTTTATCATCGGAAATAAACTTTGTAGTTAATGTACTACCATCTGTTTTCCAAGCAACACTTTCAATAAGTCCAGCCAAGTTGTACTTTTGAATGAAACGATTTAATCTTACTTTGTTCATAATTTATTGTTTTAATTTTTACAAATATACGGAAATTTAATTTAGAATCCAAAAAATTGTGAGAGTTTTTTTTCTGCGTGGTTTACCTTCTCCCATTTCAATGCTCTATAAAAGTCATTCATCTTATTCTCCAACTCTGCTTCGAAAATTCTATCTACATCAATGTATTTTTTAACAAAATCCATAATTTCATCCGGGTCATTATAGTTCTTAAATGCTACCGTATCTAATCCAAATGGATTTTGTTTTAAATATACCCACTTAATCTTATCACCATCTCTAATTGGTTCATACATAAATGCACAATTGTAGTGTTTGAGTAATCGATTATATGTGATTGCTGCTTTAACGTGTGCAGGTGTTCCTTTTTCAAATGAACCAATACGTTTATCTAAAGTTTTGGTATCATATTTACTAATCTCTTTTACTGCTCCACCCTTTGCTATAACTGATACATCCAATCCAGATAAACTTAATTTAAACTCTCTTAATTCTTTATCAACATCTTCATTCGTTTTACCCGTAAGAATATCACGAAGAATACCACTCATAAAGTCTTGAAATGCTTTTGGGAATGATGAACGAACTACATCTAACCCCTTTACATCAAGTTTATCACATGGAATACCATTCTTTAAAATCATCCATTGTGCATATCGTTTCTTTGCTACCCAAAATCCTGCTTTAGAAATGTATTCCTTTTTAATTTCAAATCTGTGCTTATCCTTTGATATAAAGAAGAACCTTTCGGCTAATATATCATAGAACTTATTAAGAAATAGTTGTGTTTCTTCTGCAATATCGTTTACTACCGAAGCCATTCGTTTCTCATCAAATGTTTTATACTCCGGA